TTCCAAGCGATCCTACAAGGTTGAGAAGTTCGGCAAGAAGTTCTCAGTCTCATGGGAAACCGTTGTCAACGACGACCTTGACGCATTGTCTCGCATTCCAGCGATGCACGGCAACGCAGCACGAAGGACGCAAGAGAAGGTCGTTTACGATGCTTTGCTTGCCAACCCAACGATGGCCGATGGCGTGGCTCTGTTCTCTGCTTCACACGCAAGCGGAACCAACATCACGGCATCTTCGGTTGCTGCTCCAAGCGTGACGACCTTGAACGAAGCGTTTAAGCTGATGTCCTTGCAAAAGGGTCTCAGCAGCGATGTTTACCTCAACCTTTCGCCTCGCACGTTGCTCGTACCGCAAGCATACGCAGCGACCGCATTGGAACTGGTCAACAGCCAGTCCTACGCTCAGAGCAACGGCAATGAGGGCGTGGTCAACATCTACGGTGTGAACGGCGTTCGACCGCTTCAAGTGGTTGCTACTGCATTACTCGATGCAAACAGCGCAACCAACTGGTACGCGATCGCCGACAACGCACAAGTGGATACCGTCGAAATCACGTTCCTTAACGGCGAAGAAGCCCCAGTGCTTGAGTCCGAATGGAACAAGGACAATGACACTTATCACTACTACGTCCGTCAATCGATGGCCGCAGCAGTGATCGACCATCGAGGTATCTTCGGCAACCGTACCTAGTCCGGTTGATTGACCTACAGCCCTGGTCGGCGATGGCCAGGGCTTTCTTTGACAGCGACAACACAACAAAAAAGGAAAATAAGACATGAGCGGATTTGTTAACCATGCCAAGTTCGAGGATGATTTCTTCGGCGGCAAGACCTACACGGCCACGGTTGGTGAAGGCAATTGGAAGATCACTGACACCTCGTCCAGTGGCACTCCAACCTATGCTTCGGTGAGCCCATCGGCTACCGGCGAAATCGCGTTGACCTTCGATAGTGCCAACGAGATTCAAAATGTTTGTTTGGACTTCGGTGACAAGCTTTGCTTTGACATCGACAACATTCAGCGAGCCGTGTTCCTCGTCAAGACGGTTGCATCTCTCAATGCTGCTACAACCTTGGCTTTCGGCTTGCAGTCGGCTCGAAACGACGATACCGACGCGACAGCCAACAACGCACAATTTAAGCTTGCGGGCTCGAATGCTGTTGTTTGTGAAAGCGATGACGGAACGACCGACAACGACGACAAGGCATCAGGCGTTTCGTTGGTTGCGACCTACAAAGAATTCGTGATCGACTTCACTGGCGGCAAGAGCGATGTTAAGTTCTACATCGACGGTGCCCGAGTTGCTTCGACAACGACCTTCTCGATGTCGGCTGCAACTGGATCGCTTCAACCGTTTGTTCAGATCAGCAAGACCGCATCGACCAACGTGAACAGCGTGACGGTTGATTATGTCTCGGTCGAGTGCAAGCGATAACCGATGAGCCTTCACGATCTCATCAAAGAGGATGCCAAGAAGGTCTTCGCCAACCCTGACGATTTTGCAGAGCCGGTCGTTTACTACAAGCGAAACGGTCGGTCTCGCAAGATTGATGCGGTGGTTGTGCGGGAGGCTCTTGGTGTCCTGCCTGAAGATGGCGATGTTGTGTATCCTGTATTTGAAATACACGTTGCCAATGATGAGACTGAAGGCATTGCAAGCGATGAGTTGAATCTAGGCGGCGACGAACTAGAATTTTCGGATCGAGTTGGTCAACCTGTTAAGCGGCACTCGATCCTAAGACTCACTAGCCACGATGAAGGGATGCTGATTCTCGAATGCCGGTAGCCGTTGTTGAAACGATCGCTCTCGCTCTCAAGTCGCGTCTCGATGCGATGGTTGGCAGCGGTTCGTACTCGACGGTTATCAGCGAGGTGCAGCGTCCAAAGCGGTTCGCAGACTTTACGCCAAGACATAACCAAATCGTCTTGACTCAGGGGCCACTGGATCGAGTCGGCGAGTTAGATAGGCCAGGTGTTCCGCCTGCTAATGCCTATCGGCAGACCTTCAACATCCATTGCCATGTCATGCAGGACGAACGAGGGCAAGAGGCAATCGACGAAATGCTTAACGCTTTCCATGCCGATGTTGTTAAAGCGATTGCAAGCGGTTCATCGACTTGGCATACTTTCGGAGGTAACGCTATCGATGCGGCGTTCGGAAGCGTACAATTCATTGCGGCTGATGGCGGGATCGATGGTTTAACTGTCCCTTTGCAAATCACTTTCAGGGTCTCGGAAGATGACCCAACGGAGCTTCGGAACTGATGCTAAAAATCACAGTTGACGAAGCCTCAATTCGGCAAATGAAAAGCAACCTTGGTGCGTTTGGCGATCACTTGCCAAGGCACTTGGCTACAGCGGTTAATCGGACTGCAAAGACTGTCCGAGTGCAAGCAGCAAAGGCGCTCAATCCGCTAGTCAACCTCAAGCTTTCGAGTGAGAACAAGGGAGTAGCCAAGCCGATCAACAAAGCGGCAACGCTCAAAAAGACGATCAAACAAAAGAACAAAGCAGAGCCCGGCAACGCAGGCGTAACCATTGGCCTATGGGAAGGTCATTATTTCCCGGTTCGGATGAACGAAGCCAAGTCCTACAGCAAGAAGCGACGGGGCAAGAGGCAGAGCCTCGGCGTTCAATACAAGACGCACATGGGCGGCGGGTGGACTGTAATCTCCGATGGTTTTATCCAATCGCGATGGCGGGGCGATGTTTACAGGCCAGCTAGCGAAGGGGCTAGGAAGCTTGTTCGGGTTCTTAGCAAGCGACCAGGCGATTATTTTCGCGAAGGTAACATCGGGACGATCGCAGCGGATACAGCAAGGGAGCGACTCCCAATTGAAATCAATCGGCGGCTAAGAGAGATTATTCTTGCGGCCAGTGGACAGATCAAACTAAGAGCATCAAGGGAGCTAGGCAAATGACGCTACTGAAACGCAAGCGAGTATTGGCGGCAAAGATCGAATCTACACCGGGCACAGCGGAAGCTTTAACAGCATCCGAAGCGGCTTTCAATTGCTATGACATCATGATCCAGAGCGAAACGGAACTTGAGGCCAGGGAAGGGCAAGCATCTTTCGGTATGCGTGCTTCGGTTCCAGGCAACTACAAGGGCCGATTGACTTTCAAGCATGATGCGTCTTGGGATGGTACAGCAACCGAGCCATCATGGGCCGATACGTTTCTTCCGGCTTGCGGTTGGGTCAAGTCCGGTCAAGTGTTCACCCCTCGGACGGAAGCCCCTGGGACGAACGTAAAGACCCTTACGATGGCCGTATATATCGACGGAGTGCGTAAGCTTTTGCGAGGCTGCGTTGGAACATTCAAAATCAATTGCCCAACTGGGAAAGCGGCTTTCCTTGAGTTCGATTTCATGGGTGTTTGGGAATCGCCGACTGATACGGCAATCCTAGTGCCAACCTATCCGACTGCAAGCCCATTGCGGTTTGCATCATCGACGACGACATGGAACAGCGTTGATCTTGCAGTTGAGAACATGACGCTCGACAGCGGAAATACGATGATGCTTCGGGAAGATTCTAGCAACGTCGCAGGGCTCAAGTGCGGACTCATTACCAACAGGCTCATCAAGGTCACTGGCAACCCAGAGGCCAAGCTTGTTGCTACCAATCCGGTCTACACAAAACTGCTCGACATGAGCGAACATGCTTTGACCTGGGATCTTGACGGGCCTACCAACAGCAAAATTACGATTGCTTGTCCAAAGGCTCAAATCAACGGACTAACCGAAGCAGATCGAGAAAACATGGTCACTGACGAAATCGAGTGGCAAGCAAACCGAAACGGCTCATCTGTCGATGAGGAATGCTCGATCACTTTCACGGCGGCAACTTAATAGGCATCGGAGGTAACGTGCCAATTTTTTTGGAACCAGATCAAAGCTTTTCGGTGGTGCTTGCATCCGACAAGGACAAGCCCATCGAATCTCGGCCAGTGTTTCGCGTCAAGTCTCAATCGATGCGGCATCAACGCAGATTGCTTGAGGTTATAGACATCATCCACAAAGATGGCGTGACTGTTGACGAGATATTTGACGCAACCATCGAGCAACTTAAGCGGGTTGTTTGTGGTTGGTCGAACATGGGGCAACCGTTTAGCGTCGATGCTCTCGATGAATTGTTGACGTTTAGCGAAGCCAGAGAGTTGCTTTCGTTGTGTGCGTACAATCAACGAATGGACGACTCCGAAAAAAAAGACTGAGAGTCGCGGCATTGATTCGGCAGGGATTGCTCTGTCGGCATTGTAGCGACAAAGAATGCAAGGACAAAGGGACGAGCCATGAACCGATCGAGATCGAATGCACTTCCTGCAACGGTGGCGGATGCGATCAATGCGAGCAAGGCATCTTTCGCGTTGAAGGTTGTCCCAATCGATATTGCGATGGGCTTGGGCAGTTTGTCGAGCTGGTTGACCTGTTCGATGAGGGCTTGCCACCTGTAGCGGGTGGGGCACTCGATCAAGCGGTTAGTTTTCTTGAGGCGGCAAGACGGTTTAAGAACGAAGAACAACGAGCAAAAGTGGAGCGAGCGTAGATGGCAGGCGATGCGGTCAAGATCGTTATAGCGGCGGAGGATAAAGCATCCGCACAGGCGATGAGCGCAGCCAAGAACATCGAGGCTTCCGTTAAGGGCATCAAGGAGACTGGCCAAAAGGCTAAAGCCTCAACCGAGTTCATCGGTATTCTTGCCGGTCAATTGGGCGGCGGTCAGCTTGCATCAGCGGCTCAACAGGTCGCAGCTATCACAGAAAAGGTCGGTCAGTTTGCCGAGGTGCAAAAGCTAGGCGGGGCCGGTGCAAATCTGTTTAAGGCTGGTCTCGCGGCTCTTGTTGGCGTTATGTCGTTTCAACTCGGCAAGTCGATCGGGGAAATGATATTCGGCGTCGAGGAGGTCAAGGACGCACTTACGGAAGCAACGGAAGATGCGGACAGGTTTACGTCAGCACTAAACGAACTATCAAACAAGAAGTTTGGCGAAACACTCGAAGATATTTCGCTTGTTCGAGATCCAGAAGCCAAGCAGCAAGCGGCTTACGATGCTTTCCAAGGCATCCAAAAAGAACTGAACAAAGCATACGATGGTATGCACTCAAGGCTCACGCAGATCGATAAACTCAAGTCTCAATTCGATCCGTTTGGAGGCAACACCGACGCGATCAATCAATTGCAGATAGAGGCTAATTCTCAGGTTGAGATAATCAACAACCTTGAGAAACAAAAGCAAAAGATGGGCGAGTTGTTCGGGCCAAGATCGTTGGAAATTCAGGCGATCAAGGACAGGCAAAAAGCAGAGGATGAAGCAGCAGCAAAAGCCAAGCAGATTAAAGACTCGGCACTCAATCAACTGAAGAAAGCCAACTTTCAATACATCGAACTTACCAAGGGTATCGAAGCATCAAGGGAGGCTCAACTTGCCGACGAGGGTATCACGGGTATCGATGCCGAGCGAATCATCTTGGCCGAGCGTGCAGCGGACATCGCCAAAAAGAATGCCGACGACAAGAAACGAGCCGACGACGAGGAACAAGCTAGGCTCAAGCGGGTCGCCGACTTGCAAGCCAGTGAAACTCAGCGACTCGAAGAACAGCGGATCCTATTGACGCAAGGCGAAGAAGCTGCGAATCGCTTTAGGCTTGTGCAAGAGGGATTGTCGGAGGACGCAGCAGCTCGGATCGCAGCAGAGCAAACAGCACTCGACAAGCAAAAGAAGCAAAGCGAACTAGCAAAAAAGCTTTCCGAAAAGCCTCAGTTAATGGCAGTCGAGCAACGGCTTGTGATGCGTGGTGCATCCGAGGACATTCAAAAGGATATTGCATCCAACACACTCAAGACGGTCGAAAAACTTGACCAAGTAACCGAAGCAATCAAAGCGATGCCGAAACAAGGTGCTGCAGATAACTTTCAGTTGGAGTTCGTAGGATGAGCAACATCATCGAAGTAACTGAAATGTGGTCTAAGCCGGTTTCATCGGTGACGCTATCGGATAACTTCCGAAAGCGACAGATCAAGCTCCAACGAGCTTTTCAGATCCTAACGACTCCACAAGCTAAAGAGGTAGACTGTTTTTCATCGACCGGTATCCTAGAGGGTGATCGATTCTCGGCAGATTTCCCGTATGCTTTTGCGGACAACTTTTCCTTGAGCCGGCAAAGCTTGATCTTGTGGCAATTGAACATTGACTACACCGGCGAACTAGGGCCAAGCGAGAATGAGGATAACCCGCTATTTGCTCCACCGCGAATTGACTGGGATGACGTGGAGACCGAGGAAGAAATCGACGAGGATTGGGACGGAAACCCGATCCAAACTGTCAACGGTGAGCCCATCGAGGGCGTTAAGACATTGCTTCCCGATCAGACGGTTACGATTAAGCGCAACATGCTGATGTTCAATCCGTTCGTGCAAGCAGCCTATCGTCGATCGGTCAATTCCGATGCGTTTTTAGGATGGCCACCTGGGACAGCCAAACTTATGAAGCTTTCAGCCTCCAATGTAGTCACGCCTCAGCTTGCCTATTGGGAGGTTACGGGACAGATCCGATTCCGCTATCCATACCGCACGACCAACGAAAAGGCTTGGTATCGTCGGACTCGACATCAAGGCTTCTATAAGAAAATTGAAATCGACGATCCTGCCAACCCAGGCGAAAAGAAAAACATTATTGTCCGAGCACTCAAGGGCGGTGAGCCGACAAACCGTCCGGTGCTGCTC